GCGTGTCAAACTGTCCTCGTATTCTTGGGACAGTGCATCCTTCTTGGTGTTGCTTTGCGTCAGAGCCTCACAGAGTTCAAAGGCTAAACGACACGCGGCGGCGTCAATGAACAGCGAATCGTAGCGGTTCGGATCGGTGACGCGATACACATACCGGATGTAGAGCGTGTCCGCGTCAGCCTGGATACAGCCGTCTTCCACCGAGTATTCACTGGTGGAAAGATCACGCACTTCGACAAGGCGCAGATTGTCAGAGGGCAACGGGAACTTGGCGCTGAACCCCCACTCGGGGGCAGTGTTTGATGCGGCCAGCACGGCGCGCTTGACCGCGAAGTTCCACGGGTGATCCCGCAGCACCTGATCGCGCACCAGCGGCCATGCGCGGTCGCAGAGATTCGCCGCCTTGGTGCCGTCGCTCAAGCTGGTGATCGCACCGTGCCCGAGCTTGTCCAGCGCCTTGTTGCAAACGTCAACGACCGAGGACATGGTTGGCTCCTGATGAACAGTGTCTCATTCTACCGCCTACGTCTACGAACCAGTGGGAGAAACAGCCCACCTGTGGTAACAGGAGCATCCCCACCCGTTACCTCAGGGAAGTAGATGATGCGGTTGCGAGTGGTCAGTGGAGGGAACAGGGTTACAGCGCCCACTGAAACGGTGGGTGAGTACACCGTGCGAGCGCGCGTGGTCAGCGGTGGGCTGATCGTGATGCTGGTCGTGACAGTCGGTGCATAGACTGTGCGGGTGCGCGTGGTGAGCGGCGGCAGCAGCGTCACCGCCCCTGGCACCACGACTGGCGCATACACGGTCCGCGTGCGCGTGGTCAGTGGGGGCTCAAGAGTCTGTGTTCCCCCTGATTGCGACACCACCGGGGCATAAACCGTGCGGGTGCGCGTGGTCAGCGGTGGCTGTAGGGTCACCGGACCAGGCGCTACGGTAGGTGCGTAGATTGTCCGAGCGCGGGTCGTGAGCGGTGGTTGCAGGGTCACCGCGCCAGCGGCCACAGTCGGGGCATAAACCGTGCGAGTCCGCGTGGTCAGGGGAGGCTGCAGTGTCACCGCGCCCGCGGTCACGGTGGGGGCATAGACGGTCCGCGTGCGCGTGGTCAGCGGTGGCAGCAGGGTCTGCGCTCCACCACTCGCCCCGATGATCGAGACGACCACGATGCCAGTGATCTCGGGCGCCTGACTCGTGAACGTCGTGGTGGACGCCCCAGGGCTGTTTGCCGTACTGAGTCGACCCGCTTCGGCGTTGTTGTTGTACCCGAAGTCGTTGGCGACCAGTGAAGTCCATCCAGTCGCCGTCGGCGGTGGTTCGCTGAAGGTGTAATGGCTGTCCAGCGCAATGACGCCATCATCTGTGGTGCTGTCGACCGTCGCGCTCGCTGGCGTAGGGTCGAACCAGTTCCACCCGAAGGCTACATCCCGAATCCAGTTCGCATAAGACGAGGTGTCGACGTCCTTGACGAACGCCACCAGCATGACCGGGCCTTCGCTGACCGATCCATCCCATGTGGGAGTTATGGTTTGCGATCCCGTCCCGGTAACAGCCGCCATGCTGACGCTGGTCGGCTCACCATCGTAATCGTCATGATTGATGGTGAAAGAGCCGGTGAAACTGGACGACAGAGAAGCCAGCGCTGCGCCAGCACTTCGCGTGAAAACGAGAACACCCTCGGCATCGGAGGGAACCGTGATCGACTGAGCCCCGGGAGTCGCAGACGTGCCGGGCTGTATCTCAACCCCGCTGATGAAGGTGGGCGACGGCATCCCCCGGCCCTCAAACTCAGAACTGGAAGATACCCGAAGCGTTCCAAGTCACGTCGATATCGCCCCCGTTGGGCGTGACCGGCAGGCCCGTGACACCAGTGTCGATGTACCCCACCAGACGCCATGTCGTGTTTGCACCCGCATTCTTGATGAACACCACGATAGCCTCAGCGGTACTGCCACTGACGCTCGCAAACACGCTGTTCGCTGCGTCAAACAGGCCGTTCGTAAACGTCTTGCTGGTCAGTTCGACCTCGGTGCCGACTTGCCCCGCGACCACCGACGAGAAAAACTCATGGGTCTGCGAGAACGTGTAGGTGCCTGTGTCAACCAGCGCAGCATAGACACCCGTGGTGCCTGATCCGCCCAACGAACTGTTGGCCGAGTGTTGGATCGCCGCCTCAAGGTACTTGTTGTAGATCGCGTTTGCCATAGGTCACCCCAGCATCGTTGCCACGCGAGTGCGGGCTTCGGCGAGCGCGTTGAGTACGCGGTCCAGTTCGGCCTGCGCTGCCTTCTGCGCGGTCAGCGCAGCATCGGTTTCGGCCTGCACCGCCTTGAGCGCGCCACGGGCCTCGTCCAGTGCAGCAGCCGATTCGGCGCGCAACGCATCGGCGCGACCCTGCGCCTCTGCGACAATCCCATCAGCGCGCTGCTGCGCCTGAGCCTCGGCGGTCTTGATACCGTTGCGGGCCTTCTTGAGGTCGGCGGAAGCCTTCTCCAGTTGGTCATGTGCATCAGCAAGTTCAGCCTTGTGCTTCTCGACAGCCTGGCGCAGTTCGCGCTCATTCTGTTCGATGCCGGCCAGTGCGCGAAGCACCACCTCGGCGTCCTCAAACGCCTTGGTGATGCGGATCATCTTGCCCAGCGCGTCCAGGGCTGCTTGGTTGCTCATCGCGGAGTCCTCGCAAACATGGTGACGACGAGGTTGGTCGTGCCGTCCCCGGCTGTCACGTTGGGTCGCACGTAGCGCGGAACCTCAGTGACGGTTTCAATGGAGGCACTGGTCTTGGTGATCGCGCCACCTTGCGGATCAGTCAACACGACCCAGTTGGTGCCGTCGTTGCTGCCCTCAAAGCTGACAGACCCGCTGGCCCCGAAGGTGCCGGTGATCTGAACCGTGCGGTCAGGGTAGTCGTGGAACGTCACCGGCGCACCGGTGTCGCCGTTGAGCAGACCGCTCCACGTCAGCAGGACAGCGTGTTCGACGCCGCTGCTGCCAGGGTTGATGGTGACAACTGCGCGTTCTGCCATAGTTCACTCACTGCAACTCGGTTTCCCGAATGCGCTCCTTGATGCGGTCGATGAGCACGATCAGCGTGGCCTTGTCCAGCGCGTCGTCCCACAGCAGACGCACGCCGTTGGTAAGCGTGAGCGCCGTGCCGTCAGTGACGGTCATGGACTCCTTGGCCGTGGTGATCGCAGCGTCGATGTACTGCTTCGCCATGTCGTTCTCCTGATGGAGACAAGGGGCCGAAGCCCCCTGTCATCACGGTGCGATGTAGTACAGGTGCACCACGGCGAAGTCGCTGCTGGTGGGCAGCGATGCGACACCGATGGTGGCCCGCACAGTCTCGGAGGCCGACAACGGCGAGTCGTCCATCGCGGCACCGACACCGAACAGCGTCGGCGTGTTGGCCGCAGTGAACACCGCGCCCGCGCGGTACTTGCCGGTGGCACCGGTCACACCGATGGCGATCGTCGCCGACGCGCCCGCCGTGGCGGTTGCGGTGATGACGCCGAAGGCGAAGGTATAGCCGGCCGGCACCACCGCGAGCACGATGTCGTCACCCGATGCCTGACCGGCATAGGGGATCGTGGCGCGGAAGCACCGGACGCGACCGCCTTGCAGGCCACCATTGTTGAAGGTCGCGGGAACGGCGTTGATACCGGCGACTTCGGTTGCATAGGTCGTGGGCATGATGGCTCCTTACTCGGTGCAGAGGATTTCGACCAGCTTGCCTTCTTCGGTGCGGGTCGCGCCGAAGGTGCCCTTGACGTACACCTGAGTGGAATACGACTTGTCGGCTCGCTCGGTGATCTTGGCATTGATGTCGTTCCAGATGCCGACGTGCATGCCGGAGCGAACCCAGGCAAAGCAGCGACGTGCGCTGGACCCATCGACACCCAGGCGCTCGATCTGGATGAACTTGAAACCCATGAACGTGTCGATGTCGCCTTGCACCAACGCCTTGACGGTGTTGAAGTCGGACGACGTGACCTCGGTCGTGGCCAGCAGGTTCTCGATCTGGCGGGACGTGACGGCGATGTAGGCCGGGTCGTTGGCGAAGTCCACTTCACGCGCCATCAGGCGGCGCTTGGCTTCACGCAACTTGGCGATGGTCAGGCCGGTGGATGCAGCAGCGACTCGTTGGTTCGTGGTGTCGAAGCCGGTCGTCGTCGTGCCATTCTCGCCCGTCTTGGCATCACCCAGGGCGGCTGTGATGATGATGTCGTCCATCGCACGACCCAGCGCATAAGCGCCGTTCTGAGCGTAGGGGCTGGTGGGGTCGATCAGCATGCGCAGCTTGTCCTGATCGTCGATCAGGTCGGCCCACTCGTAGTCCGTGGGGAAAACCCAACGGGCGTCATGAGGGGTCGAAATCAGCGGGGTGTCGCCGTGACGGGAGGTGCGTTGCTGTGCAGTGACAGGGCCGACTTGCTCGACGGCTTTGGCCGCTTTGCCGGTGTACGAGCCGATGGTGCAGGCATCGCGCAGTTTGGAACCGCGTTGCTGGAGCAGCAGACTGACGTTGGTCGAGTACTGCTGGACAAACGCGGTGCTCACTTGGAAACTCATGGTGAACTCCGTTCAGTTGAAACAAACTTACCCGGGGGTTTGGTTCGACTTGTCCACCATCGGCGGGGTCAGGAATTCAGGCGTCGGGTTGTCCGGCTTTTCCTTTCGGGGCCGGCCAGGTCCGCGCCTGGCGGGAGAATCGGGCGTTGCTTCTCCCTGTGGTGCAGACTCTAGCACATA